ACGCACTCCAACCCATGAGCTTTATTGATTGCGTTCCACTCCGTCATGGATTCAACTTTCTTGCCTGTAACTGGATGGACTAAAGCTTCTTTCATCGTATCTTGATGAACAAAAGCCGTTTCGCCTTCCTTGACGCCAGTTTCTTTGTCGTACCACCCAAAGACACCGTTAACCTTCTTGTATATTTGACCGGCCATAAGCTGCATCCTGATCTAAATCATTACTTTCGTCAAGCCATTAAATTACAGCATGAAAAAGGCTATCATCAACTCAACCAACACCGCAAAATCAGGATTACTTGATAAGTAAGAGTTTGAAACTGTTTGCGTGGACATTAATCCTCATCAGTTTTTGAGTAACTTCCATCTGGATTCTTCTTAATCGTAGATTTGCCGCCCTTAACATGCACATGAATATCAGGTAATTTTGCTGATTCAGCCTTGCTTTCTTCTTTCCCGATCTTTTCAGCCTTAGCAAGCTTAACTTCATGCATCGCTTGTTTATGCTCTAACAACATGCGCTTGTGCTCAAGCTGTTGATCACCAGAAAGCCTGCGCTCTTCCATGATTTTCTCTTGAACCTGTAGCAATTGCGCTTTTTTCTCAAACTCTAAACGATCAGCTTCAATCGCGGTTTGCATTGCAATCTTTTGAGCTTCTAACTTATTCTTAAGCTCAGCTTGAAATATATCCATATCAGCAATAATCTTATCAATCTGACCTCTAGTTAATTGTTCTTGAGCATCAATTTGATTTGCCTCATGTTTAACTGCTAATTCGCCTTCAGTCTTAGCGCTTTCCTGCTGTAACTTCTGCACTTCAATGTATTGCTTCAACTGCTCTTGACCTTGCTGAAACTGCCAATCGTACTGAGTTTTGTACTGTTCCCACTGTAGCTCTTGGGCCTTAAGTTCAGCATCTGACTGAATCTTGTACTGCTCAATCTGCTGTTTCATCTGCGCTATCTGAATTGAAGGATCTGGAGGTGGAGGCTGTGGATTTGCTTTTGCTTGTGCATCAGCGTCCTCAATCTCACCAATTGCACGTTCCCAAGCACCCTCAACATTACGCCCTGTTCTTAAGCTACGAATTGCACCTAATGCAGACTCAAGCATAGGATGCATTAGTTCAGGTCTAAACTGCTGAATCTCAGCAACATTACTAAAGATGCTAGTAACAGATTGCATGTATTGCGCCCAACGTGCTTGATTTTCTGCTTCATCAGTAGCAATCGTTGAATCAGTTTCAATGTCAACTCTAAAAGTTCTTAATCTATCGTCTCTTAGTAGCTGTAACGCTTGTGGAAACGTGGCTTGATCCTCTGGTTTACGCTGCTCTAACCCGTACATTAGCGCAATCGTTTCGTCGCTAAATAAACCAGGCTCAAATATAATTTCAGCAATCTTACGCACAATCTCACGGCAAAAACGCTGCACGTCTTGCTGCCTAGTTACAATCTTAGGCTGAGTAAACTGTGCTCGCTTCTGAATTGAAGCAACCGATTCATTAGGATCAGTAACGCCATGAGCAAAGTCAGGAACTCCAGTAATTGCATCAATCTTTTGTAACAAATCATCAATGTATTGAGACATCGGAGCCAAAGCTGCAACGGCTTGATCAAATGGCATCCAATCAATAATGCCAGCAAACCCTTTATCCTCAACTAGCTTTGCCCAGTTAGCAATCGGCCAGAGTTGACCGTCGCTAAGCTTCAACATCTCCTTAACATCTTTGTTGTAAGCTGCTGAAGTTGCGCCCACTACACGAATACACTCAAACACGCTAGACCTACGCTTGATCGCCCAGTCTACCTCAGATGCTAAACGCTCATAGATGACATAGTCAGGAGTTGGATATGTTGAATCACTTGTTGTAGTTGCGAGTAACGGTATGGGGCAACTGAAAAAATCAGACATACCAAGAGGATCTTTTTGCTCATCAAGTGGGGCCTCCTTATAGCCTCTACTAATCCAATACTTAGTCTTAGACTCTAAATCCTCAATCTCCCAAACCTCAGCTTGCATTAGAAATTGTTCATCATCTTCAAGCTTTCTTCTGCGATCAACCTGTTCTTTAAAATTCTGTAGCTTGCACTCTTTACCAGCTTCTCCAAACCTATCCATCAATTGACGGCGGTTCATGTAAGCGCGCTTAGCCCTCCATCGCACCTCGTACTGATTACGCGCCATGCATTCAATGTAATCTTGCCACATTAGCGGATCTACGATTACGCGCTCAGAGTTTGGCTTTGCTTGTCTAATCGCATTCCCCTCTTCATCAAGATACGGATTGCCTTCAGGATCTAACGCTTCAACCCACTCACAATCAAACCGTAACCACACTTGACCACGGCCTGGAAGCAACATATCCCTAACTGCACCGCCGACCGCATACATGAAGCGATCTTGCTGTGTCTTTAACTGAAATGAAGTACAACATTCTGCAATCTCAGCAGCCTGCCTGCCAATTGGATCAGCATCCTTATACCAGCGCTCGACAACTGGCTCAGGCATACGAGCAAACAACATCGGAAAAAGGATCTGCACGTTTGCCCAGAGCACATTATACATTACGCGATCAGCAGCTAGTGCCTCATTACCATAACCAATATAACCTTCTGCATTCTTGTAGCTTTTAATAATGCGATCACCAGCGCTCTCAAAGATGCGCTGTTTGTCGGAGTTCAACACTAAGTCAATTTCCTTGAGCCAACGCGCAACAATTCCCGATGGAGTATCTGATCCGCTTAAATCCTCTTGCTGTCCTTGTGCTTGCTCTGCCACTTAATGAATCCTATGTCTAATGGCTTGAATGTCTCTAAAAGATTTCTTAACTAACGCGTCTAACTGCTTAGCGCTCATACCGTACTGCTTAGCAATCGGCTTAGCTCTCTTCCTTAGCTCCATCAGTAGCTGCTTGTTTGTCCAATTCAGCATCTCTTGTAAATTCGGAGACTCGAATATCTCTGTTTCGTCCATTTAACATCACCATTAAGTTATCTGATTGAAGCTTTATTAACATTAAATCTGTATTTAGCCTAGCTATGATTAGGTCTGCATTGGCTTCAGGATCTAGTTTAATCGCTAGGTTGCTCATCTAGTAGCCCTGCCTAATCCTGATTCTCGGATCTTCCAAAGTTCGTCTATGCTGTGTTTGCGTGCAAACTGCTGTTCAATGGTTTTATTGCTGATTGGTGATTCAGTCTCGAACGGTCTAGACATGCAACCATACCTAACCATCTCATAGAAGTGATCATTGAACTGTGTACACTCGTTAGGATTATGGAGATCGTGCTGCAAGTTCATCATTGTTTCAAGCTCATCTTCCATTTCTTCAAAGAAGTAAATCATTGGCTTGTCATTCTTACCAACTAAACGCTCTCTAACTTGAGCCGCGCCTTCTTCCCTTCTTTGATCTGCTTTGTTAAATACAACACCATGCGCGCTAAAGATTTCAAAGATGGAAGGGCCAGTCCCCCGCTTTTGTTGAATGTCCCCACCCGCCACACGATACACTATCTGTGGATCGCTAACTTCACGCTTTAGTATACCCTCTGCAATCTGAGATGCTGTAACTTTTGGCAATCCAGCACCATGCCAGCGTCTATAGCATATAAGTGAGCCTTTTGGGTAGAGCCCATTTTCACCAATTACGCACCACCAACCGATTGAGAAGGGATCTCCCTCGCCGCATGCGCCCCAGTCCATGCTCATGAAGCGTGTGTCGTATGGGCTAAGCTTGAACGGTGTGATCAAATGCTTATCGCGATCAATCTCAGGGAAGAACGCGCCGACTACCTGATCAAAATCGCCCTCTTCTAATGCTTTCGCCATTCTTGGAGGCAATCCGCGTAACGTCTTTCTGTACTCTACTGGGTTAACTGAGGGATTATCATCTAGTTTGGCTTGAATAAACTGCCTAAACTTTCCGCCTTCTTCATCTGGCTGTTCAACAATCTCAGAAATGCCATCAGGCCCACGCTTTAACGCTCTAACAAAATGCTGTTTAAAGTATGCGTGTCCTACTCCTCCAGGGTTAAAGGTGTACATCACACGCGGAAATAGTTTTCGATATTGCTCAGGAATATTGAGCGCTTCAGGTATACGGTTACGACCGCGCAACATCTTTATCATGAATGGGGTAAACTGCTCAGCCTGTTCAATGACTAAGAAGTGCATTTCAGGGCCTAGCCAATTGAAAACGTCTTTTTCGTGTTGGCAATTAGAAACAAGAACGCCATTAGACAACGGGAACAGTCCGATGTCTGGTACTGTCATGCAATAGACATCTTCAATCCCGTCAGGTTTTACAGATAGGCACGTTTTGAAGCTTTCTTTCTGCTCGTTGTAACTTGAATCGGCAGCTCTTTGAGCATGTTTTATATCTTGGATTGGCAAACCCCTTAAACGCTTTGCCGCACTTCTTACAAGTCTTATCAATTTTATAGGATTGAATCCTAATAACTTGCTCTTTGTGCCATTGATGTCCCTCTGGAGTTGAGTGCCATTTCCTAGAGGCAAGTTGTCCCTTGGCTCTAGCTTGTTTTGCTTGTTTTTTAAATCTTTCAGTAGCCGAGTGCAGCCTTCTATGCTCGACTTTCTCTCTAAGCTCAAGATTTTCAATTTGGTTGTTAGCCTTGTTTTCATCAATGTGATGTACATGAAAACCTTTTGGAATTGGCCCGTTATAATGTTCCCAAATAACCCTATGCAGTCTGGAAGTAGAACTTCCGTAATATCCTCTACTGTCTCGATTGAACTTCTTTCCTTTAAAGATTTGAGTTTTTGGACTGATAATTGTGATTGGTTCGTAAGACATGCTTTGCCTGTTAAATCTTTTGCCTCAACAAAGCCACCTAATGTAAGAAACCGATGATCTGGGGTGCATCTATAATAAGATCCGTCCTCAAATGTAACGGTTACAGTTGAAGCAGCTTGCCTAGTCAGTCTAACATTTTCAAAGCTAGCAGTAAACGACTTAGTCACTTTTATTAGTCCACTCTTGCCAACTAAGTCTCTAATTGGTCTATTGCCAGCCGTTGTTTGAATTAGCGTGTCACCCGTAAAGCAATGACACAAGAATATCCTAGATCCACCCTCAAACTTATTCTTAGGATCAGGGCCATTAGCAAAGCGGATCTCATTCTTCACAATTCGCACGAAGCCACCGCGTGACCACGCGCTAAGCATCGCAGGAAATCCAGTCGGCCCCATTAAATGGTTCTTGACTAGCTCGTTTGATTGCCGTCTGAATAGGTAACAGTTTAAGCCTGGGATGACGTAACAGAAAAAAATCATTGCGACACGAGCAAGGTGCGACTTGCCCCCACCTGCTGCACCGCCGTAGCCTAGCTCAGTGGCCTCAGTAAAGAGCGCTAAGCCTTGCTTCTTATGCAAGTCTAAATCAAGCGCGCCGTTTGTGGCTATCAAGCTCATTTTT